CCTGACTTTAAGCACGCAAGAACCATCAATTCCCGCACTGATGAGTTCAAGACTATGGTAGGACCAATCTTTCAATTAATCTCGGATGCGCTGTTCTCGAAAGAACAGTTCATAAAGAAAATATCAATCGATAAAAGACCCCAAACAATACTAAGTGCAATGCAACGGATACAAGGACGTGTCTATGCTACTGACTTCAGCTCTTTCGAAGCTCATTTCATCAAAGATTTAATGAAGGACTGCGAATTTCAATTGTATTCATACATGACCCAGCATCTACCAGAACATAATCAATTTATGCAATGGTGTGAAGCTTTTGTTAGAATTAACAATTTGCAATTCAAAACCTTTATGTTAAAAATCATGGCCAAGAGAATGAGTGGAGAGATGAATACCTCCCTAGGTAATGGATTCAGTAACTTGATGATTATTTTATACATAATTTTCATGAAAGACAAGAAAGCACAAGTAATAATTTTCATAGAAGGTGATGATTCAATATTCAAAACTTCAGTGGAAATAACAACAGATGACTTTGTTAAATTTGGGTGTAGAGTTAAACTCAACGAATATACAGATGTTTGCCGTGCCAGCTTTTGCGGTATGGTTTTTGACATCGAAGATATGACCAACGTTTCTGACCCCAGAGACGTATTGGCAACGTTTGGTTGGACCACAGCTAAGTACATTCGATCCAAAAAGAATGTGCACATGTCCCTTTTAAGATGTAAGGCCTTGAGTCTGGCGTATCAATACCCCTCTTGTCCGATACTGAGTTCATTAGCATTTAATGTTCTCCGATTGACTCGTTCATTCGAGGTCATGCGATTTTTGCAGAAGCATGACAAATATTTCAACCAATATGAGATGGAGATTCTCGTTGCAGCAGTAATGGCGAACAAACAAGGTCAGCTGTTGTTTCAGGAACCAGGTATTCGAACTCGTTCACTAGTAGAAGAATTATACAATATATCAATTGACCAACAAAAAGCAATTGAGGAGTATTTTAACACAATGATGGTGGTTAGCCCGCTGCGTGGAGAAATGTTTCTTGATATTATGCCTGACAATTGGCTCAGTTACTACAGATCGTACAGCGGAACAGTTAGACCCAAAATGGCTGTGTATGATCGACCAGGACCTCTTTGGACCCAAATCAAAGAGCGAATTCTGACACTACCAACGTAGACCGACCTACGTGC